GGAATCTTAAAGAAGTCTGTCATAACACCAGAGAACAAATAACGATGTAGTGTTTTCTTTGGTGCGTTTACTATTCCTTCTTTATTTAGATAAGATTCTGCTATCCCTCCACGATATTGTGGGTTTAGGTAATGAAGATTTGATCCAAAAAACCAACCTTGTCTTGGATTTACTTCAATTATGTAGGATAATGGGTGTTGGTCCCAATAATCATATCTTTGAGGATATGCAGCGGAATACATAAAAAATACTAAATCGCCAGGTTCAATAAAAAAAGTATCTAATTGGCTTGTATTTTTTGTCTGATAATTTCTCAATTCATTCATTAAAGAATTAGTCCACCAAGATGTGCTTCTGTATTTTTTGCCAGCACTGTTTATAATTGATTCTGCTATCATTTTACTGGTATTCCTAATTCCGTTTCTGTTAAAATTCTAAACTCATATTTTCTATCAGCACACCATTCCTTTGCTGCTTTCCATTTTGCTTGGTTTACTGCCCAAATTTTTACTTGATATGCCCAAGATTTTGTTTTCCTTTTTGGATTTGTATCTGGTTCTTTCAAATCTTTTTGTGGTTTTATTTCCACAACTAAAGTTCTATTGTTCCCATTTTTATCTTTATATTTAACAAAAAAATCTGGGAAGTATCTATGGACCTTATTATCTATAGGGGAAATGTATGGTATAAAAAATTCTTCAGATTTCCAGGAATTGACATTTTCTGTTAAGTCACAATATTGCATAAATTTTAATTCATATGAAGAACGGTAAACAATATTGGTAGGATCTCCACCATATTTTTTAGGGTTTTGTGGACGATACTTTCCTTGCCTGTATTTACTATCTTCGTTGCGTGGCATACATATTATAGGTACTTTTAGAAAATATTTATAGATGGCTAATGAAACCTTCGGAGCAGGAAAGCCCGAAATAGGTCCTCTATACGTTAAGATGACTACGCCCAGGTCTAGTGGAAGCGTAACACTTCCTGGTGCTTTAGACATATTTGGAAAACTTTCAATAAGCAGTCAGTTTAAAGTTGCTTTGCACTTAACTACTGGTGGTGATCCTTTGATGACTTATTTGAATGACCTCGAACTTACTAATGATGCTACAAAAAATGAACTTTATAATTTTTACTGTGCTGAAGCATCTTTACCAGGAGCAACTTTTGAATCTGCTACTGAAATTGGATCAAGGCAAGGTGTAGTTGAAACTTTTCCAACAAGAAGAGTTTATCCAGATTTTACTATGACATTTTATGTAGATAATGATTACAGACTCATAAGATTATTTGAAGAATGGATGAATTATATTAATCCACTTTATACTTCTGGGGGTCAACTTGCTGGTAGTCCAATTGGGCAGGGGCAAGGAAAAGATAATACAAATTTCTTTAGGTTTAAGTATCCTGATACTTATAGAAGAGTTATTTCTATTGTAAAGTTTGAAAGGAATTTTTTGAAAGACCCTCAATTTTCAGATAGAGGACAAGTGGGAAATGTTCCATCGTTAACTTATAGAATGATAGATGCGTATCCAACAAATATAACTGCAATACCTCTTTCATATGAAGGTAGCACTATTACAAAAACTACTGTAAGTTTTGCATATACAAGATATGTTATCGAAAGAAATAGAGGTACTCAAGATCTAAACTAAATATTTTTACTGACCTGGATTCTTTATGCCATTACCTTCTATTTCTACGCCAACTTATGAACTTGAGTTGCCTTCATCTGGAAAAACAATTAAATATAGACCTTTCCTAGTAAAGGAAGAAAAAATATTAATTCTTGCTTTAGAGAGTCAAGACACAAAGCAAATTACAAATGCTATTAAGCAAGTCTTAAAAGATTGTGTAATTACAAAAGGTATCAAAATTGATGAATTGCCAACATTTGATATTGAATATATCTTTCTGAATGTAAGAGGAAAATCTGTTGGAGAAACTATTGAATTAATAGTTACTTGTTCTGATGATGGCGAAACCCAAGTTCCAATTACTGTGTTTATTGATGAGATAAAAGTCCAAAAAAACCCAGAACATAAAACTGATATACAATTAGATCCAACTCTAATTTTGAGAATGAAATATCCTTCATTGGACCAGTTTATTAAAAATAATTTTGATTTTAGTTCTGATAAAAATTCATCAAATATTGATAAATCTTTTGAGATTATTGCATCGTGCATTGAAGGAATTTATTCAAAAGAGGATTCTTGGTCTGCATCTGATTGTACCAAAAAAGAATTAGTTGAATTTATTGAAAGTATGAATTCAAATCAATTTAAAATGATTGAAAAATTCTTTGAAACAATGCCAAAACTCTCACATTCAATTAAAGTTAAAAATCCAAAGACTGGAGTTGAAAATGAAGTTGCGTTGGAGGGACTGACTAGTTTTTTCGGTTAATTGTGGCTCATATGGATCTTGAGTCGTATTTTAGAATTAATTTTGCATTAATGCAGTTTCATAAATATTCTTTGACCGAGATTGAAAATATGATCCCGTGGGAAAGAGATATATATTTGGCACTTCTACAGCAACATATTGAAGAAGAAAAATTAAAACACCAACAAAATGGCAGTTAGTTCGCTCTTATCTCCAGAAAAAATAGCAAGATCTCCAAGAGGAACTATTCAAGATGCCCAGAATTTTATTTCTGGTGGATCTCCAATAGGATCTTCTCTTGTTCAGTCTGCATCAAATAAAATAGTAGGATTTCAGAGAGCAGAAGTAAGACCAGTTACTCCAGATATTAATTATATTATTAGTTCAATTACTAATAATATTTTATCTTCTGTTGATAATTCGATTAAAAATTCTACGCAAATTATTAATAATAATGTAGATAATAAAATAACAAATGTTACTGAAAGATTATCTAATGAGATTCAGAACGTTAGATCTACAGGTCCAGTAACTCAATTGCAAAATATAGTTCAAGTAGTTCAAAATAGAATTAATCAATCAATACAAAAAGTCATTGGTGACTTTAGTAATGATTATGCACAGAAAATAAGAAATATTGAAGAAAATAAACCATCACAAGTATTAGATAGATTTTTAAAAGTATATCGAAACGCTTTAGAATTTATTCAATTTTTTGGAAATCAAAAAAATGTAGATAGATTAAAATCAAATTTAGTAGCGTTAAAAACTAGTTTTAATGAAAGCTTTGAAGTTGCAAAATTAGTTCGTCAAGTAATTCTAAAAATTGTAAATCAACTTTCCAATCTTCCAAGGGCAACTCCCTCTGGAGGTGGATTGAATCTTGATGTTAATGTTCCTGGTTCCCCATTGAAGAAAGCAGGTGCTCCTGCAATGAAGGGAATGGGTAGAGGGAAAATGCTTGGACTTGGGGCTCTTGGACTTGGAGCAGCAGGACTAGGCGGTGGAGCAGTGGTTAATGCTCTTGCAGACTCAGAGCAGGTACAACCGCAGCAAGTGCAGACAGACATTCCTCAAAATTTAGTCGATAGATTTGGTGCAGTAGTCGATAGATTTTCAAATATTCTTGATGCTCTTGTTGGTAAGAAGAAAGAAGAAAATGTAACTGTAACTAGTTCTGGTGGATCTCCTTCTGGATCTCCAAAGACTAAACCTAGTTCTGGTGGAGGACCTACCCCTCCACCAACTGGTGAGATAAGTGGAAATCAGCAACAAATTGAATCTCAAATGTTTGATTATCTTAAAAAAAATTATGGAGAAAATGTTGCTTACGGCATGTTGTCCAATGCAATGAGGGAAAGTGGATATAGAACCAATGCACCAGAAGGTGGTTATTTTGGAATGTTTCAATTGGATAAAAATAGAGAAGCAAGATTTAAAGAATGGGCAAAATCCAAAAATCTTGATCCGATGAGCCATCAAGCTCAATTGCAGTATGGTTTAATAGAAGCACAACAACTTGGAACTTTAGAAAGAATGAAAGCAGCAAAAACACCAGAAGATGCTGCAAGTCTTTTTTATAATGAATTTGAAAGAGCTGCTTATAGCAAACCAATTGTTGGGTCTAGATACACACCTAATAATCCACACGAAAGAAAAAACAGACAATTTTTAGAGGACATAAGAAGACGCCAAGAATCAAGAGTTAAAGGTTCTACTAACCAAAAACAAATACCAGCACAATTACCATTGTCTCAAGTTGAAGTTCCATCAACAAAACCACAAGTTTCTGTGTCACTAGCACAAACACAAATTGCTCAACAAAGAGCAGCATCTGTTGCTCAACCACCTCCAACACAGGTAGCATCCAGTGTTAATGTTTTGCCAATTAATTTATCATCGACAC